CCGTTGATGGAGAGAAAGGTATACATGGTGATAGTGTAAATGGTACTACTGGAACTGGTGGAGAAAAAGGTATAAAAGGTATTAAAGGTGCTGCTGGAGCTAAAGGTATAGCAGGAACAAAGGGTACTGGTGGTGGAGGCGAAGGTGGCGAAGGTGGCGACGGTGGTGTTGGTACTAAAGGTCAGAAAGGTGAAGTAGGTTCTGGCGGCGGTGGCGGAGGAGTATCAATAGCTTCTGGAGATACAAATAATTATGTAATGACTTCTGACGGAACTGGAGATTCTATTCTTGGTGAATCAGAATTGACATATTCTTCCCCAACATTAACTTTAAGTAACGCTAGTGCAGCACTTGTACTTTCAGGAGAGCGTTCAGGAATAACAATAGGTTCTTCTAGTGCTTCAAATGTCAATACAGCTTATCGAATTTATGAACATGGTGGTACATCATTAAAAACTGGTTCAAATGCAGACCAGCAAGTAGTAGAATTAGTAACTCCTGTAACTGACCCATTCGGAGTCATTATAGACTTAGATGTTACACTTAAAGTTATGGAACACGCAGGAGGTATACTCCATACAATTTCGGACCCATGATGAGGTAGTTTTATGGCAATAACAAAAGAACAAATAATAGAAGAATGTGATAATTATATAACAACTTATACAGCACTAGTGAATGAAGTATTAGCTGATGGAGATATTACTGTAGACGCTGATAAAGCTAAATGTCTTACTAATATTACCAATATAGTTAGAGTCACAAGAGTAAAAGAATATGCAGAGGCGAATCTATAATGGACGATTGGGAAAGAGAAGAATTAATGATTCGAGTAGACGAGAGAGTTAAGACTATCTTTAATAGAATGGAAAAATTCGAAACTCTTTTCACAAACCATTTAGCGCACCACGAAACGTGGGAGAACGATATTAAAGCGCATATGCGATGGTGGATTGGTGTAGTAGTTACAGCAGCTACTGGTAGCGGCGCAATGTTAATGGGAGTAATATAATGGCAATAACAAGAGACTCAACATTAGATTTAGACCAAGTAGGAACAAGAACAAGAATTCTTACAGGTATAGAGGCTACTGAGATTGATGATAGTAATATGTCAGAATTAATAAGTATGGCTATTGAATGGTTTGAAGTTCAATCAGGACTAACTTATACAGTTAATACTGACGATGCATATGACAATTCAGTGATATTTTATACCTCTTATTTGGCAAGTATAGCACAGAATGGTATGGGAATAGAAAATTTAAAGATAGGAGATATATTTATATCTTATAATGACGATGAACCATATCTTAAATTCAAAGAAATGGCGATGGACGCTTTAAACTCAAAAATAACAACGAGTATTAAGACAACAACTTATAACGCCGATTCATCTTCTGGTGCAGTAAACTGGAAGAAAAACATAGACGGGTCAGGTGGTACACTCAATGTACGACAGAAACCCCGTAATATAGGATAATTATGGCAAACACGGTAAAACTAGGTACAATCAACATGCCTAAACTTTTAAGACATGTATCACATCGCACAAATCAAGTGCGTAATCTAGTTTTCCAAAGAGACGCTATTTATAATAAAGAAGTAATGACGACTAAGGCTTCTAGTACTTCAGGTAGAGGCGGAGGAACAACGTCTTTAACAGGTCCTTCTGTAAGTTTTGGTTATGAAAGTGACACCAACACTACAATCGACGGTACTACCGCGAACACAGCTTACCATGTTACCACTCCAGAATTATTATTTCCGGGCTTACAGGCGCTTCAAAGCCCTATTACGAGCCGTTCTGGTAACCTAGAGAGAACGGGACATAGAATTTCAGGAGAATGTACATTTTATTTACCAAATTTAGACACTATAAGAGCTCTTGATAATTTTAGTGAAAATACTCAATTTGATGAATTTGAATCTCATGATAAATTTTTAGATATGGAAAGAATTATACAAAATCCAGCAGATGTTACATCTACAGGACAACAAACTATAGATTTGTCACCGGGCTCTACTTATCCCGCAGGATATGAGATAGATAGAATTCAATTTAAAATTAAAACCGATACTACTAGTGGTGGTGATTTAGTATACTTTAAACTTACAGGTATAGACACTACTGAAAAACATATAACTTGGACAGCAACTGATACATTCTCACCTACTAATTGGGTAACAGTAGATTTACCACTTAGAGATGTAAGTACAGATGACACAAAGGAAATATACATCGGAGGAGCAGCTAAGACATTTACGGCTACTTCTACGCTAGACTTAGACAGACTTAAAGGTGGAGTATCTACATCTTATCTAAGCTCCCTTATAATAGATATATCAGGCTCTGCCTCAGTAGAGCTTAAAGATATATATCTATATAAGAGTGCTGAATGGAGCATAGAGACTATTAGAGACTATAGAGATGAATATATACAAGTAGAAGCCCTAAGAGTCCGTGGAGATAGAACAAGTAGGAGAAGAGCATATGGCTAAAGATTATCTTAATGTAGTAGAAAGAGCCCTAATGATGGGTATAAGTGATAAAGTAAATACAGCTACGTCTTCAGAAAACGTTCATGTATTTGGTGAATTTCCCGAGACAGAAGATTTAAAATTCCCAGCAGTAATTGTTCAACTTCTATCATCAGGTTTTGAAGAACAGGTGATGGGACAGAGTGTTACTTTTGGAGATGATGGAACATCAGGTACGGGTGAAGTATATGGTTGTCAATATATGATACATATAATCATCGACAGAGAAACTACTATAACACCAGACGGTTCATCACCTTACAAACAGAGAAGGGCTTTGAATTGGTTAATGTTAAATATAGCTAACGCTGTTATGGATATAGATTGGACTATTTATGAAGAAGAAGAATTAGAAATATTAGAAAGACATTTAGTTCAATGGCAAGATATTGGTTATTTAGACCAATTTAAATGGTATGGTGCTTCTGCTATATTCCAAGTAAACTTTAAAAATTATAGGACTTAAATATGGCTTATGAACGCACTGTAAAACAATTACATGTTGGGCGTTATCCATCTTATGGAACTAGGATGGCTGGTACTTTTAGAACACAACAGTCAAGACACGGTTTTGTAGATGTAGAAGCTGTTAGTAGTAAGGGACCTGCTGAATATAGACTATTAGGAAACAATGTATGGCATCAATATGCTATAAATTATGATAGGCGTAAAATTCAGAATTTAGATGATGAGATTTTAAAATGGTATGTAGATACTGAATTTCCTAAACATATGCCTCAAGATGCTCTCAAAGGAGCAGCTGAGGTTGTGGGTATGGATTTAGAAAAAATATCAAAGAAAACATTTGATAAGACAGAATCTAAAGCAGATGTACCTGAAGAACATTGGAAGGTTTTACCCGGAGGTATGGAACCTGAAGAGGCAGAAGGTAGAACACAGAAAGTTGATTTAAAAGTAATGATTGCTGGTAAAATAAATTATTTTGAAGTAACAGAAAAAACTGTTTACGAACGAGACCATCACGGTATAAGTAATACTCCTATAATGTCTAAGGAAGAGGCCGAATCATTATCTGATGAAGATATTATTGAAAAGGTTCGTGATTATTTTAATAAACAAATAGAAGAGAAATATAATCCCGATATTAGAATTCTTAAAAGATTGGCCGCTAAGAAACATAAAAAACCTCAAAAAGACTTAACAGATAAAGAAATGAGAGGTATAGGTAATGTTGACCAAGTACAAAAACTTCTACATATTAAAACAGGAGGCGAACGTATAAGTAAATCAGTTGTTAGTATGATTTTACACGCTTTGGGTAATATAGGACCTTATACTGCTGGTGTTGCTAACACGATGAAAGTAAAAGATGGGACTTATGTAGCAGCTCCTTTAGAAATATTAGATGAACCTCCTAGGTCTAGATTTCTATTTAAACATCCTATCGACGACCCTTATGTTGTTCACGGTCCTAGTTTTATTATAGGATTATTAAGAGACCAAAAAATTTTAGGACCTAGACAATTTGCTTTAACTCACCGTAAACAAGTAGCTGCCCATTTAACAGCTATAGCAGGAAATAATAGTGATAAGGTAGTAATAGGAGAAGCAACTGAGTTAGCTTTAGGGAATTTAGCTAATAAAGCAGGAGCAGAGTTTGCTTCTACAGTGTCTATTATAGCAGACGTTGCTCAGGGAAAGGTAATAGATAAATTTATTAAGAAAATGGCAAAAGGAGATAAAATAACTAAATCTGCTGTTGAGAGTGAATTAAGGACTTATGAAAAGAGGTCAGTACCACCAAAGAGTCTTATTACTAAACTCAAGGCCAGATATTTTGCTAAAATGGCAGTGGCTACAGCAATGGGAGGTGCTGCTTTAGGGGCAGGAGTTTTAACAATGGATAGAGGTTTTGGTTTACAACAAATAGGGGTGGGTAAAAGCTGGAATCCGTTTTGGGATGATAAATATTCTTTCTGGGCGACACCTTATATGGGTGTAAGTAAGCGCGGAGACTGATATTACAGGGAAAGCTTTATATACTAAGGCGTTATATAATAAGTAGCTTTACGCCATCGCGAGGCGTAGACGGAGATAAAAAATGGCTTATTACCTAGGTAGAGATGTCTCAGTCGCCATTACCACAGAGGACGCTGATTACGGAGTAGAAGTAAATGGTGTCACTAAAGGAACTTTCGCGGATGAAGCTGGAACCGCTAATACAGTATTTGCTGGACCACTTCTTGCGCAGAACGGTAGTTCAGTATTTGGTACACAAGCAGATGGAGCAGGAACTGATTATTCTAATGAAGTTTCGGACTTAACTGGAGTGGACCTTGGGATTGGTGTAACAGACGAAGATATAACATATATAGGACAACGTTCAGTCCTTAAAGCAGAAATTAAGAAAGAAACAACAGTGTCACTCACAAGAAAAAAGAGTAATGCAAGTTGGGACGTTATCTTTAATGATGGCGCACGATGGGGTATCACTGATACTTCATTTTACACAGGTCTAGAGGACCCAGCAGTTAGTACGTTTGGTTATAGAGTGCATGTGCAGTTAAAATCAGGTGAGGAAGTTTTAACAATTAGAAACGCCTGTATTCAAGCACACAGTGTATCTCTAAATGGTGACGGAACTACAGAAGAAACATTGGAATTTATGTCCTATGTTGACCCAGTAATTGGAACAGCATCTAACGTTACTCCAACGGCGAGTGGACTATAGGGAGATAAAATATGGCATATTATTTAGGAAGAGATGTAAAAGTTATGATTACTACAGAGAGCACTATACGTGGTGTAAAACTTGGTAGTAGCAACACACTAGAAATGACAGCTGATTTAGCAGCAGCTAATTTTGCAAATGAGATGACAACAGACGGTGCAGGAACAACTTACGCATTAACAGATTTAACTGGTGTTGATTTAAGTATTGGTACAGTCGATGAAGACATTACCTATGTTGGACAACGTTCGGTATTAAAAGCAGAAGTTAAGAAAGAAACAACTGTTTCACTTACAAGAAAAAAGAGTGACATGGTGTGGGATATTGTATTCAATGGTAACGTAGAAGACGGAAATGAGTTCGTTGACGGAACACACAGCCATGGCGCAAGATGGGGTCTATCAGATGATTCAACTGGTGCAGTTAAAATTTCAAACGGATTATTAGCACCTAAAGACCACACTAACGGAACTAAATGTACATTTGGTTACAGAGTGTATGTACAATTAGCTACAGGGGAAACTGTAAGTCTTCCAAATTGTCAAATAACAGGACACACAGTTACGCTTAATGCAGACGGAACAACCGAGGAAACAATGGAATTTATATCTCACGTTACTCCTCTAATAAACACCGCTATAGATGTAACAGCAACTGATTTTAGTTCAGTATAAATATGGCTAAGAAAGACAAAAAGGTTATGAAAGTAGAAATAGAGGAAGAGGTTCTTGAAGAAGAGCCTGTTCCTGAACCTACTCCAGTAGCCCCGCAATTAGATTATAAGGTGGTTATGACACCAAGAGGAGCTATGAAAAGATACTCTGACGGTACTATGACCCCTCATACAGAATAAAGGAGAAGAAAAAAATGGATGAAACGCAAACCGAGTTTTGGACGTTAGAAGAACTAACAGCCCTTACAGATACGGTACAAAGTAAAGAAATAGACTATCAAGGAAAAAAGATAAAAGTTCAATGGATGGAACTTTCAGAACTTGAAGAACCAAAGAAAATCATACCAGACGAAAATATGGATGAAGATTCAAAAAATGAGTTCTTTCAAAATTTGGCTAAGGAAAGAGTTACAAGAATGATAAACAAGGCTAATGAAAAAAATCCAGAAGGAACTTTTTTAACAGACGAAGTCTGGGATAAATTACCAACAACTATAAAATGGACTATTTCAGGTTCGATATTACAAACAAACGCTGGTGATTCTGAAAATTTTTAGAATGGATGGGTGAGTCCCCCATCCCAGTTTATGTTTATTTGCCCCTAATGAAAGATTTAGGAATGTCATGGAATGATATAAAGAGCACACCTAGAAAGGAGTTAGATGGACTTCTTTATGCACTATCTAACTATAATGTAATACATCGCTTTGATGGTTACGATGAAAGTGATATAAGTGAAATGGCTAAGAACAAACCTTCAGTCCGTAATCAATGGATGAAGACAATGGAAACAAAGGAAAAATTTGAAAGAAGAGCAGGAAAAGAAAAGGAGAAAAAAACATTTAAAGGATTAATTAAATAATGCCATCAGTACCCGGTATCGCATATAGCATTGAGTTCTTTGCAGGACGAAGGTCTAGAGACCAAGCTATCAGTACCGTTAAACAAACGGCAGAAACTGTTTTAGGTATAGCTAATAGAAATGCTAAGAAGGCACGCGAAGTTAGACAAAAAGAACATGAAAAATCCTTACAAGATTTACGCCAATCATCTGAAGACGCTGAGAAGGAAAGAGTAGAAGGTGTAAAAAAAGCTTCTGAACAGGCTGCAAAAGCTTCAGCTAAAGCTGTAGAACCGTTATCTGATAAGGTACTCGAGAGGACATTAGATACCTCAGATATTGAAGCATATGGTAAAGCTGTAAAGAAACAAACAGATATAGCTACAAAAGCATATCAGAAATATGTTGATAGAGCTTCAAAATTAGATATTAAAGTTGGTAAAAGCGCTAAAACATGGGCTAAGCCCGGACAAGGTAGAAAAGGAGCTATTAAAGCCTTTGGTGAAGATGGCGAGGGTATGACCCGTAATAGGGAAAGAGCTATTAATTTAACTAAGAAATTAATTCAAGAGATAAAGGAAGAGATAAAGGTAAAACAAAAGTTAGGGATAGAAGATGAAGACTTAAACTTAACGTTAGAAGAATATGAAAGACAATTAAAAGACCAGATTAACTTACAGTCTGATATTATCGAAATGGAGAAAAAAGAAGCTAGTATTAAACGTAAAAATGCTCAAGCTGAAAAGGAACTTAATAGGAAGCAGGAGAAGGAAGATAAGGAGGAGGCTGAACGACAAAGAGAACTAAATAGGTTGATGAGGGAATATGCTCAACACGTAGAAGACGCAGCGAATAGGATAAAAGGGACACTAAAGAACGCCTTTGTTGTAGGAACGGCCGCAGCAGCAGCATTCTTTTATAAATTAAACGGCGTTGTCCAAGAATTCTCTGCTTTTGAAAATGAGATTATTAACGCTCAATCTATATGGCAAGTTTCAAATGAACAATTATTCGCATTAAGTGACCAAGTTATACAGTTTGGATTACAATATGGTATATCCATGCAAGATGCAGCTCAAGGTCTTTATCAATATGCATCGGCAGGTGTTGACGCTAATGATGCTATGGAGATGTTAACACATACTATGACTTTAGCTATGGCTGTTCAAGGAGACCACGCTACTTTAGCTAAACTAACCACACAGATTATTAAAGGTTATGGTATGGCGTTTACTGAAGCCCAGAATATCACTGATAAATTAGCACACGCTATTAATTTGTCTTTAATTGAATGGGATGACTTAGCAAGCTCTGTTAAGTTCGCTTTACCCTTCTTTACAGCTACAAATCAAAGTTTAGACACCTTATTAGGTGCTTTATCTGTCTTGACAGATAGAGCTTTAGAAGCAGGTATTGCAGGTCGTGGTTTAAGACAGGGTCTAGCAGAGTTTGCTGAAGGTGCTATGGATAGTTCAGCCAGATTCAGAGAGATGGGTATAGAAATTCTCAATGCTGAAGGCCAAATGAGACCATTGACAGATATAGCAATGCAATATAAGAATCATATGGATGAAACCGGAGACTCTATGGAAGTTATGGTTTCTTTGATGGAAGATTTAAACATACGTGGTGCTACCGCGTTTATGCACTTGGTGGATGGTGCTGAAGAATTTCAACAAGCTACTTTGGATATAGCAGGTTCAAGTGGAGAAGCTATGGAAATGGCTGACATTATGAATCAGAGTTTAGAGAAAACTATGATTAGAGTAAAGACCGCTATGTTAGCTCCACTTTTTTTATCCGATGAGATGGTAGAAATAAATGGACATATGAATACTTTTAGTGCTCATTTACATAATATAGCAGAATTATTTTTAGATATATTTGTTACTCAATTAGAAGACGGAACTTATCAGTTGACAGCCGCTGGAAAAACTTTACAAGAAACTGTAATAGTAGCGTTGGAAGAATTTTATTTCTTATTAGTAGATGTAAAAGGTATATGGGAGGATTTATCAGCAGGAGGTGCTGATTTAGCTTCTATATTAAAGGCATTTATGGCCCCCTTACGTCTTGTTACTAAATTAATAAATATTTTTGGCGACGGGTTTATAGAAGCAGTAATATTATGGAAGTTGATGAATCAACTTATACCAATTAATTCTGCGGTAATGTTGGTTAATATTCAAATGCAGATGGCTAGTGTTCTACAGAGTAAGGACCTTCAGGAAAACACCCAACGATTAGCTAAAACAATGCAAGGAATGACAACAGTATATTGGAAAGTGGCAGCAGCTCAGATGGGAGTTCAGGCTGGTTTGTTAGGTATGATGATTTTGTCTCAAAAGATGCCCGAACACGCAAGACTATGGGGTCAACTTGCAGGTATGATAATGGGTGCTGTTCTCGCTATGAACGCATGGAAGACTTTACAATCTATTGGTTGGCTTAATCCATGGGCAGCGGCAGGAATCATTATTGCGACCTCAGCAATACTAATGGGAGAATATAATAAATGGATGTCTGATTTAATGAAACCAGTAGAGATTGATAATTCTGAATTATACACAAATCTACCACTTGCAGAGGGTGGTGGAAGCACGGCTTCTACAGATTATGGAGTGAGAGCATTCGATACAGGTGGATTTATATATGCCGATACTGGTTTAGCAGCAGGTCCAAGTCACCGTATGGTAATGGTAGAACCCGGTGAAAGGGTACTATCCAGAGGTGAAACAAGTATGGGTGGAGGCATAACTTTAAATATAGGCGATGTCTATGCTAATGATGGAACTGACTTTGCAGAGAAAGTAGCAGAGGCTTTACCATTAGCTTTAAGGAATATAGATGATGTGGGAGGAATATAAATATGGGAAAATTTTACAGAAGAGCTGATATAACACATTCTACAGTTTTAAGCCAACATTACGGTGATTTATCTAATAATCTTACATCGGCCGAAATAAGGTCAGGTGCTGGAAATAATGCAATGTTGATGTCTTTTGATTTAGATGACACCCCTCCTTATGGAGAAGCGAATATGACAGGATTATCTCTTTATATGTATGCTTCTTCAGTAGCAGCTCATATTAATACTTCTGCACCTAAATTAAAATATTATAAGATGAATGTAGATGTAGGTAGTAATACATCATCTGTTACTTCTCAGGACCTTAATACTTATGTGATGTCTTCTCAACCCAAATTTGGGGTATTCAAAAAAGAGATATTTGATGGGTATGGAGGAACTGAAGACGACACAATAGACATAGATGTGATGTATATTGACGCTTATAATTATGATATAAAATATGAAGGACAGAAGGATATAGTATGGGTCTTGTTATCAGAGGTTGATGGAATATGGGAGGAAACGATAGCTGGTGGACCACCTTGGAATAACTATAATGCTTGGCAAATGGCTCGCACCAGCCCTGACGGTGTGAGATTTGTTCCATTCTTTAAAGAAGTAAACAGCTCAGGTTGGGAACACCCTGTTTATGGACCTGCTTCATATAACTATCGGTTTGCTGATGAAGCTACGGCTGGTATGCACTTAACAGATTACACCGATATGGAAAGAATAGAACAACTTGGTTATACTCCGGGAACTGTTGTTTTTCCCGGCGGCGTATGGGCTCATCATAATCTCGACCGGTACTGCGTTAATTACCATGAGATGATGGGAATACCGTCTAGGAAACCAAATAGGGGGGACCTCAAAGATGTTAAAATATTTACTGTAGATAATGTACCGATGGTAAACAAACAAAATTCAGTATTTTGGACGTTAGGGACAAGATATATAGGTTGGAATACTGGAGGTGTAGATAATTTTGACCCAGATGATTTTTATACTAGCACAGAACAACAAGAATTTGGAGTGAAATATAAGATTTCGTCTGCGAATGTATTTATTCCTTCTAAAGAAGGGTTTGGATTGTTACAAAGTAATAATTGGAGTTCATCCGGCAAAGACGATGTTGCAGAAAAATCTAATACAGGTTGGACTTATAGTAATTTTAATACATATGCAGACTGGGATATACAGAATACAATGGCTCAGACATATAATTATCCAGTTGCAAAATTAGATGCTGTGGGTGGTATAGATACAGATATAGTTCCATTAAAGACAGGGGTGGCTCAAGTTGTAGAGATTACTTGGGGAGCTAACGAACTTGGTGGCGCAAGTGGTGGTATAGCAGATGGAGATTATATAGTTCTTCATGATGGAGATAATAGACCACATATATTTTGGTTTGATGTGGATGGTGGTGGTTCTGCTCCAGCTGCGGCAGATACAAAGATTTATTCGGGTTCAGTGAATGAGGTAGATATAACTACAGGTGGAGGTGTTGCGGGAAACGCAGGAGCTTTAAGAACAGCTATTGCTGCAAAGAGTGAATTCGCTTGTGGCACTCTCACTGATGGTGTTTTCACTGTTACAAATGATGATAATGGTTTTGCAGAAGACCCATGGGACGGTGGTATATTAGGAGCCGCTCCTACGACTTTATCTTTTTGGGTTAAAACAAGAGGTAGAGGAAACACTTATGAACATAATACAGGTTCTAAGATTACTTTGGATGTTAATTTTAAGAAATTAGGTGATTCAGTACAGCAATACTTAACTCTAAATGATGGGGCACCTCTTGCCAATGGCCTATATACAAGTTTTAAAAGGTCATTTATATTATGGTTTGGTAATACAAAAATGAGTGGAACAGGATTAAATGGTACTATTATAGACTACGGTACAACTGCTAGACCACCAATAATTAATACAATAAAGAATGATAAAGAAGAGGGAGAATCTGCTTTTGGTTGGATGTTTTATAGAGCTCCATACTTTACCGCAGACTCTGCTATTATGAAAGTTATCCCTATAATATATAACTCCGGAGATGTTCCAACGGCTGCTTCAAATACAGTAATATTTTGTGCTCCTGATAATGAAGCAAATCGCACGAACCAAAAAGGGTTATTTGTGTTAGACGAAGCTGTCGCTAACCATACTGACCAACAATTCCATGTGGATTATGAAGCAGGTAATTTATTAGAAGTTCATTTCGACCCAGAAGAAGGAGGGGCAAAATTACTAATTACTAATCAAGACCATAATATTCTTGCAGTATCTCATGCTCCTAATAATAAAAAAGTAAGTAATGGGTATGAGGATGCTCCTGCTTATATGACACTTTCCACTACTAATATAGGTAGAGTTAGGGCGGAAGATGCTAGTGGACCTAATTCAGCAGGAGAATATGAAAGTGATTTTGGAGAAGGTCACACTGCTACTCCGGGGGTTACTTTCTCTAAGTCACATGAGAGTAGTATGCTTATTGATAGTGTATTATGGTCTAATTATAATTATGATGTTCAGAGTGCTACTATGAATAATGATAATACTATAACAGAAGGAATAAAAATTGAAGGTGGTGCTAATTTAAGACGTCCTTATAGTTCTGGGGGTGTTGATACATTATCAGTTGGAGATGCATCAGTTGGTGCTCAAGCTCCTAGTTATATATCTTTTGGTTATTCAGCAAAAAATAAAATATTAGATGGTAATACACATTATCAACTATGGAATGGTTTTGTTAATAGTGCAAGTCAGAGTGTAGGGATGATTCGAGATGAAAATATTAGAGTAGGTTTTATTGATGATGCGTCTAGACATGGTAGATATATAGGTAAGACATCTTTTAATGATGCTGCTACATACGAATATGGTTTAGGGGTTAATACTGACGATGAAGTAGTTTTTACAGGTAGTGGATATATAAGGAATTTTTGTATGAAGGGATTTGTGAATTATGATGTTGATGCAGCAGCAGTAGGCCCATCATCCGGAAATAGAGATATAGTAAAAAGAGAGAATCATTTAGTAGCCGGTAGAGTTATTAAGATAGATAATATAGGTCGAAATACTGTAGTATATGCAAAAGGTTGTAGATGGGCTAATAAACTTCTAACTTATGACACAACGGCAGAATTAACACAGAATACTTCTCAAACTGATAATTACTATTCTTCAGGTCCGTGGGGTATTGATACTGGTATGCAGAAGGTAAGATTATATGAATATGGAAAACCTTATACAACCTCTTATTATAATGGTAATTTGACACCACACAAAGTTTCTTATGATTTAACTACAGACATTACAACTTTTACCTTTTATCATGACATTAAGAAAAACGATGCTGGAGCTGATTGGATTACGGCATATAATGTCCATAATAAGAATATATGGATATCACCTGAGGCATTTTGGGTAATATGGCAAATTCTTCCATATAACCCTGCTGATGAAGCTATTTCACAAAGACTTTATAGTGCGGTTTGTCCTGTTTCTGGTGATTCAGGTATGGTAGGTATGTCTTGGAATGAATCCTCAGTTTCAAATGATTATACGGTTGGTACTTTATATTCTAATAGGTGGGCATTAGCTAAAACAGGTGGTGCTATTTATGAACAAAATACTGATTATGGTTACGGAGTTTATATAGAACCTACAGATACAGAACCGGGTATGCCAGATGGTGGGTATTGTGGTATAGAAATGATATCCGAAGGGGTATATAATCCTATTTTAATGGACGGTTTAGTTGATTCAGGGGATGTTCAACCAGATATGACACTAGGTTTGTTAGGACAGGCACACGACCCTAACTTAATAAACAGAATAACTGTAGATTTAGCAGGAGGGACAAACGCACCATTTATACTTCAGACATTTGAAGATGAAGTTCCAGAACCAATTATAGATTTCAAAGCCACTCCAAATGAAGACAATCCTTTCCTAGTAGATTTTACATGGACAGCGGATGCGGAAGACTTGTGGTATGGTTTCCTTCAAATAGGAGATACCACACTCGACAACCAATACACTAATTCGTTGGTACACATACCATTAAACGAAGATGGCAGTAAAACACCAGCGGCTTCAGCTATATCTTCTAATGCTGGTATAATACAATATCAATTATTTACATTATCCAACAGTGTAATTAAAGCGTATGATTATGCTAATAATACTTCTTATAGTGCAAATGCTTTGGGTGCGAGTGTAACTAATGATATAGAAGGGTTATCAGGTTATGCTAAACGCTTCACCAACAGTACTACTGATATTACTATGAATACTTCTTATATAGAATTTGACAATAGTGACATACAAACAGGTGGAGGTTATTCTAATTGGTCTATAGTGGTGCATATTATACCTGACGATAAACCTGCTCTCGATGAATTTATAATTTCCAAAGAAGGAGAATATGATATATGGTTAGACACGTCTGGTCAGGTAAATGCTAGAGTTTTCTTGAGTGATGGAGTTGAAGCTGCACCAAATACAACTATACCTCCTGTTGAACTAAGAGGAACAGCAATTATACCTATGGATGCAACAACACCAACTTGTATTATACTTACAGTAGATGCAAATTTAAGGGCCAATAATGTTAAATTATTTATAAATGGAAAAATAGAAGACCAAAGCGGTCTTGCATTATCTTCAGGAACCTCTAATAATTGGCAGATAGATTCTGTGATAGCTAATACCACGGCTCATTTAAACATAGGTAGGAAAAATTATGCAACACTTAACCCTACATCAGCTAAAAACGCATATGATGGACTAATAGAGGAAATAGTAATATACGGAACAACTTTATATCCAATTTCACCAGCAAACAACACATTTACACTAAATCCCCTTCATAATGAGATGACTACGGCAACATCAGGTTCATCAAAATCGTACGTTGCTAGGTTGTTTATGAAGGATTATCATAATATAAGAGGTAAAACTAGAGATACTGTATGTGCATCTGGACAGATATCTTTCAGAAAAGCGGGGTTTTCACTTGATACAAGTTAGGAGGAATAATGGCATTATACGCAGATTATCACACAGACGTTAGAGCATATAACGATACAGCAGATATAACAGCTGATTCTACACCATTAGGTGATTTAGGATGGTATTGGCAGAATATGTTATATAATAGTTGTTTTGAGGTAACAGGTAGTACGGTGACTACAGATAATTCAGGACTTACTACGACAGGCACTACAAGTTGGGTTCTCAGTTCAGGTGGTGTATTACATGTAGACAGTGCTGACGGTTATTTAAGGTTTAATTCAGGCGGTGTTGGTTATGATGAAACTGCTATTACTTATTTACCCGGTTCAACGAGTAGTGCTCTATGGTCTGGTGGTGGTGTAGTATATAACCAAGATATTCAGGCAATAGATTATTATGAAGGAGTAACTTGTAAAATATCAATAAGGTCAGCTACAGCCGCAGCAAACCGTAGTATAACTGTTGATGGTAAATGGCAGAGTGGAACAACTTCATGTAAAGGTGCTGGGGTTGAAATTAATAGTTGGCAGCCTGATTTTTCCAGTGGAGCTGGGTATAAAACTACATCTTTCACATTACCATCAGATATGTCCACTACAAGTAATAATTTTCAAATTTGTATAAATTATACAGGTGAAACAGTTTTAGATTTACAAACAGTAGTTGTTTTAGTACCTCGTACACCCACACTTACTGGGTTCACAGCTAGTAAGACTTCAGGAAAAATAGGTGATACTATAACTTTTACTCCAACCCAAACATATAGAACATCTTCAGACTGGACATATGGAGATGGAGGAACAGGTACTAGTAGTACTGGTACACGTACCTATAATACAAGAGGAACATTCGATGTATCCTGTACAGTGTATAATGGAGAGACTAGTAATAATGGTTGGAACAACACACCAGCTGGTAATTCCAAGGGAGAGGCAACATATACTAGAACAGGTTATATCATAATAGACGATATAGATTTAATATTTAATATATACGGTTCAGAAGAAGATGCGATTGCTAATACTAATAATTTTACGACAGATGTAGATGGTACTATAGATAATGGTTCTCAAGCTACAAATTCTTATTATGTTTTTGAAAAATTATGGTATAGGATAGATTCTAATGAGCCTGTTAAGAAATTTTATATAGATTGGGATGACGGTGAAGATAACTCACCAGAAAAGGCTAATTATAGTTTAATAGAACTTGATAGTCCTAGCTTTTTTGGTGTTACCCCCCATGTTTATACCTCTCATAAAAGATTTTTCCCTAAAGTCAGGGCCTTTAGTACGGATGGATACTGGTCTAAATATTACACACCTTATGTTAACACTGCACATGTTCAGACTATGACATTTGTAGCAGATACCTCAGACGATTATGACGGTAAGTATTTCATTATTTACGATGGAAACGATAAACCCTACGCAGTTTGGTTTGATAATGACAATTCAGGAACGACCGCTCCTTATCCTACAGGAGAAGGATTAACAAGTGTAGAAATCAATCCTGCAACAGGAGCAACAGGAGCCAATATTGCGGGGTTAGTGGGAACGGCTATTCATGCTTTAGATGGTTTTAGTGCTACCCCTGTTGATGGAAGTTCGGCAACTGTTACTATTACTAATGCTATTGCTGGTAGAGGTAAAGATATAGATTTGGCTACAATGAATAAAGGACCTGCCTTAACAGCTGGGACAGTTGTTTATACTACTACTACATTAGGTAGTGCTAACGATTATAGTGCATTGGATGATAGAGATTTATCTACAAATCAAAACACCTCTTCTATAGTTTCAGTTGAAAAATCAGGCTCTCCTAGGTTACCTATTTTTGAACCTGCGAATAAACCACCAGAAGCTATATTAAAAATAGATAGGAATGAGGTTTTTAGTGGTATAGATAATGCAGGTCTTATACGTTCAGGACTCAGTACAGGTGATACAGACACTGAAGAAGTTAGAGCTTATTGTACTAATTCTACAAAAAATTCAGCTTCGGAAATTAAACTATTGGTTACTTATAAAACTAATTCTGAGGCAGCAGCGGGTGCTTCTGCTCCATATGGTGATACAGAACCTAATGTGATACAGAAAAGAATTTTAAAGGTAGGAACATCGACAGGTTCTTTAGATACATCAACAACACCACCTACATGCCCTGCTTTAAAGAATGTAGATGAAATATTAGAGGTAGAATTATTAAATTTATTAGAAGGAACTGCTAATTCAAAATTAGCAGGTGATGAGAGAGTATATTTAAAGACAGAAAATGATTTTATTATATGTTATGTTTCTTTAGGTAACCCTTTGATAAACAATTTAAAACCCGGTTATAATATATTAATGGATGGTTCTGAAAGTATGACCAGAGCTTCTAACGTAGATATAGCACGTTATATCTTTGATGACGGAAAGTATTTTTCATCAAATGGTGGAATAACAGCAAGTGATACAGCAGCTAATACTTATCCAAATACACCAACAACAACAGTTTATCAAAATGCTGGTTCTTCACCTGCTTTAACTTACGACTCTGTCACCAACACATCTTCATGGACGGCTCCAACACTACAAGTTAGTGATATTTTTAATATAACAGACACTGCAAGTAATGTGGATTCTTCAATCAACTCTTACGCTCAACAAATATCTCCTTCAAAAACCGTAACATATAGGCATAGCCACTTGGAAGGTGATTTTTTAGATTCACACGGACGTTTTTTGGATACTTATAGGTTACTAAGACTACAAGTTAGAGATGATTCATATAAGGATAGATATGATACTGATGGTGATAAGATAGAGTTTTCAGGTATAGAACATTGGGATGAAACTAAATACAGTGATTCTCTTATTAGACCAGCACATATGAAATCTAAAGCCTATTTAGGAGCTCATAATGACGGGCTTGCAGGAACACCAACGTGGTTTACAGATGTAACATCAAACAATAAAAATATGAATTATGTTTATAATGGTCTTGGTACACCAGATTGGACTGGTTCTGACGAAGATGGATTAATAATGAATTGGTGTTTAGCAGTACAACAACGTCAATTTAAGGGTTTATTTTTAAGAATGGCTAACGGACCTGCCAGCAGTTCTTCTAGTGGAAATACAGATGCTGGTAATACAGGTGGAGTACCTTATTCCCCTACTTACGGTAGTGATTTTGCTAAGGTGAGATTACAGGTTTGGTATAGTGCCCCTGCTGGGGGTAATGATACTAGTGGTCCTTCGAGTGCAGGAAGTTATGTATGGAAACCTTTAGCGTATACAGATTATACTGATTATAACGGTGAAGAATATTCTTCTTTAATTAACAGCGGTGCATTACATTGGAATATACCAGAAGATTGGGAATCAGTAACAGCATCACAATTAACATGGCCGTCTACTAATTTTGCTGGTAGTGGTGGTAGTAGTCCTACTGCCAAATGGACATTTCCGGGATATGGTATATTAATAGGAATGGCTATTAAGATAAATCCAGAGGGTGATGCAGCACTTGATTCTGCCAATCCTAATATATTTAATATTTTACCTTTCGATAATTCTCATTCTCAAATAATTAAAATTAAAGACCCACACCATATTTCCTTAAGTGATATAAATGTATCTCAAAATATTGGGTGGCAACGTAAAGGTAAATTTGTTGAATTAAAAGATAGAATGGGAAGAGCTGAATGGAGAAAAATATCTGCTGAAGGAGGAAAACTTAAATTTGGAGGAGTCGATTTAGCAGGTTCAACCATAAGAAAAACGTTAACAAACTATCAGAAAGATAACGTCCCTGTTTATTTAACAGTAGAAAGACCGAATGGAGAATTTATTAGGTTTTACGGAGTTATCGAACAGTTAGCAGAAGACCAACCTACTGGGGGTAGAATCCCTAAGTGGAATATATCATTAGCTACTTCTTACGTCCAAGAATTCGATGCTTCAGGTAATAAATTAACAGACTTAATAGCTTTGGGTGGAGATATAGGTAATGAGCAGAAGTATGTATTGTGATGCTAAATGTTATATAGATGGTAAAGAAATACCTTATCTATCAAAAGCCTCTGTGGTATTTTCAGGAAATAATAAATTAAATTCATTAAATGCTACTTTTAATACTCCTGATTTAGAAACACATTCTTTATATAATAAAAAGGTAGAATTTTATTTAAATGAAAGTACAGTAGAGAGTGTACCTTATTTTACAGGATATATAAAGGATATAAATCCTAGTCCCTCAGATGTAAAAATTAAAGCACTAGACCCCAGAACTTTCTTAAGTGGTAAAGAAGCTAAAACAATATCAATATCAGACGAGAAGAATTATGATGGTTATACCTTAGTGCAGTTTCTTTATGATGTGGTCTCGGATAAACGTATACCAATGGGAGTTGAACATCTAAGAGAGACCTCTATTCCTATATTGATGAAAGGAGAAAGAGGAGATGTAGCTCCTTATGATTTAATACAGAAAAAAATAAAGAAATTATTGAATGATAAAACATTAGAAAAACCTAAAAACTTTAATATAGATGTATCTGAATCAGAGCATGGTCCTCAAATAAAAATAAGAGAGAAGTTATCCATTGATGAGGTTCCTTCTTTACGACTTAGTTATGTAGATGGTATTAGAGATTTATCATATAATAAAAGAGCTGTTCCTTCTTATGGGGTAGCAAAGGTAAAAGGTAAAGGTAACTCAAAGAAAACAACGAAGTCGGGAGAATTTCAAGATGGAAATATGCCTTTAGGTTATAGAGGTATTAAAGTAAGTGGAGATTTTAAAGATACAGACACTGCTAAATATTATGCAATGTTGGAAGTATATAGTGGTAAAGATAAGGGATTGGATATAAGTGTGGATAGTAATAAAGGTTTCAAAACTCCTTTAGGTTCTATTGTTTATTTAGATGTAGATGATTTAAAAATAAGAGGTAATCATTTATTAGTATCAAAACGCTGTAATTGGTCAGATGGAACTGTTAAACTCAAATTATCATTAGGTAGACCTGCACCAGTGGTTTCAGACTATATCTAATAATTATTTTTTATAGATGCTTTTTTATATCTATCAGTTCCAGCTAAACTTTGTGGGTCAGGTTCATCAGGATTCATAGTTCTTACAGTAATAGTACCTTCTTTTTGTTCGACTCCACTTACGGAATGAACACTATCCAAAGTACCATCCTTTTTAAGTCCTGCATATCTACCCATTTTACGGCCTTTACCAAGTATATCTGTTTCAGATGTCACATTTATCTCCTACACATGCTAGCTCTTGTTTTCCCTGAGTATTGTCTTCAGTTTCGTATTTTGCAAGCATACTATAATCTATTACGGGGAGCTTCTTTATAAGCCTTTCGTAGGAATGCACGTCTATTTCCTCATATGGAGCTAATTTATACTTTCCTCCATCATATGGTAAAAACGACACACCATTAATAATATCCCAATTTTGATACACCCAATTACCTACTTCAAACCATTCATCATCTCTAACATAAACTGTCATACTTGCGTTATGTTCACACCAGTTATGTTGTAAATTCTTATAATGTTTTAATTGGTCTAGAGCAGTTACATCTTTACGTGTTATACAACCCTCTGGAGATTTTACAGGAAACTCTAAAACCCATGTAGTTGCTTTTGCTTTGGTTTGTCCTACTTCTGGACTTGCCTTTATACCACTATCTACCATCAATTTAAAAAGAGGGTCACGGGCTGCTATTCTATACCTTCGTATGTAATATTCTGAGTATCTAGGATGCACACCAGAAGCAGAATCTACAAGTTGCGAAACAGTACCGCTCGGTTTGACACAAGTGGTTGCTGCGGGCATCTTTGTTCCTAGTATTCCTGATGCTTTACGAGAAATGCGTATAACCCTGCTTTTAAGGGCATTTAAAGCCTCAGAGCTCAACAGGGAAGGGTTATCCATCTGACCAGTCAAACTAACGCCTAAAAGTGCTTCTGTGTCACAGTGCTTTTTCCACTCTTTTCTAAGGTATGGAAAGTCAGTGAATGAGCTCTGTATGACTCCTAACCATGTAGCAGTCTCTACTTTGTCAAGTAATGTATCTAAATTATCATCTGCTCTCACAACAACTTCACTGAGATTACAGAATTGCATATCTCTTAGCATTATTTCTCCACATGGGTTTGTTCCTTGTATTAATGGAGCATAACGTCTATATGGAGCTTTGCTTTGTGCAGCTTCTAGATTAAATATACCTCTTTCCCCAGTGCCTGATAGAGCTAAGGAGGCCCATTCTTTCAAAAACTCCGCTGCGCTTGGTTGAGCCCTATAAATAGCACTATTATTAGCCATAGCGCGTTTTATAGGATAAGGCCAGTCCTTTGCATGCCGCATTTCTTTGTCGTCAAGGTCACTCAGTGAGATTTGGGAGCTGCGGCGCACTCCACCAACTACCACTATCTCAGCAATCTGATTGCAAATATCGTGAGCTTCTAAAGCAGTTAGTTTCCTACCTTGAGCATTGTGCATTGTTTCACGAATGAAATCGTGCAACTTTATAAGGGGTTGTGGTCCTGAAGCCCTACCCCCCATAGTTTTTAGACGGGCCCCCTCAGGTCTAATAGCATCATAGTTAAACATAATGTTTTGTCCTTCATATAGACTACCCATTAATATTTTTACTGAGTCTGCCCACCCCGCTTTTGAATCTTCAATTAATACTTTTGGATTACCCAAAGATGATTTTATTTCTGGTATTTCTGGTAATTTTTCTACTTCTTTATTCTCTACAGAAAATCCAAATCCAGTACCACACATTAAAACATATAAACATTCTGCAAAAGCTTCAACAGAGTTGATTTTTGCAAATGAGCAATTATAGATACAAGTGTTATCAAATTTAGCAGCAGGACCTGCTGCCCATAAAAAACGCATAGATGGCATTACTGCGAATTCCATCATATATTTTCTAATCTTAGTAACAGTTTTTTCTGGAATATCAGGTCTTTCTGAAATTACAAAACTTAAAAATCTCTCTATTGTTTCGGGCCAATCTTCCCGTCTATTCTCTTCTTCTAACCAACGTGAATACGTTCTTTTATATATAAATTCTGCTACTTCGTTTTTAAACATTCTATTCACCCTTTTGTGGGATATTATTATAAGGCAAAGGACTATATAAAGATTGGGGTGGAGCAGGTTTTAAGGGTATATAAACTCCACCCGTATATCTTAATTTTTTCTCAAAACAAAAATAGAAATACCATTATGCCAATCATTTTTGTTATCATTACTTGGTGTAAATATTTCTTTTTGGTATAAGATACTCAGGTTATTATTTTTTATAGATTCCATTGTACCTTTTCTAATATTATCATGTTGGACCCCTAAACCGTCAATATCGTTCCAGTCATCCACTAAATAAATAAATTCATCATCTAAACAACCTAAATAGTGATTTAACGCTTTATAAGTGCTTGTTTTATCATGAGCACCATCATACATATAGATATTGAAATTCCCAATAGAACTTACATCTATATCCCAACAATTCTTTTCAATGAAGGTAGCCTTATTATTTCCTTTAAATTTATTAAAATTTTCTATAAATTCATCTTTAGGACCACCGAACTCACTCCAATCGTCAATACCTACACAAACCATACTGTTATTACACATAGCGGCACACATACTTGAGCCCTTCCAAGTTCCAATTTCCAGATACCTAGCATTATCCATACTACATAGATTATTATAAAAATGCCTTGTCTTTTTACCAGTCATCCCATCTATGTTTATGATTTCATCTGTAATTTTAGAGTTATAATTATCTGTTTTAGCTAAACAATTCTCAATATGATTTATTAGTTTAAGTTTATTATTCATTTTAAAATTCCTTATGGGAAAAAAACAATTCCCCATTATAATACTGCCTATAAAACGAGCGTTGTTGTCCTTTTACACGCCCATCTAATCCTATAGCTGGCCCTATTGTCTGGTCTGGTATTGAATCATTAAAGGTAAAATCTTTTTCTATTTTTCTAAAAGCTATCCACCATAATTCTTTATCTCCATGTTGATATTTTTGATTTTCCTTATGGTTATCATTTAGACGATATATTAAATCTATAGCATCCCAATTTTTCTTTTTATTTAATACAACTACACCCGACTCCTGTACTGCTTCATTTTCAGATGTTGGTAAAGTATCAGTATATAAATAATTCCATTCTTTTATAGCTCCATGTGGTAATTCTTTTTTAATCCATTTTTGCCTACGTCTATAGTAACTCATACTTTTAAATTTATTATCATATCTAGGGTGTATTCCAGCATCTTCATCTTTATGAGGGTTTAAATCCCATAACCATTCCATATCCCTAAAGAAGAAAGCCCCTGTCTTTTTATATCCTTTGTTATTAAATAAAACAGAAGGACTTTGATAAAATATAATATCAGAGTCATAAAACATACCTTCATCAAATCTAGTATATTTGAACACTATACCTTTAGCTTGCCAACCTCTCCAATGTTCAGCCCTACCCTCTTCAAAGTCTTCTGTATTCACAACATACACGTCCTTTAAAGATTGTAATTTAGCTATTGTTTGTAAACTTAATTCATTACCACAGGACCATACTTCTATAGGATAGTGACAATTTAATTCATTTCTCAGTTTTTTGAGATTATAAAAAAACATATCCTCGTATTGAGGTTGTAAGAGCGTTATTAATCCTTTCATTTTTTATATTTCTTTTTCTTTCCACCATGGTAAGTAGAAGCATGTCCTTCTTCGAGAAGTATAGAATTTACTGATTTATATTCGTCATCTATTTCCACAAATAATTCTCCAAGTACACGGCCATATTTTCCAAGACCATGTGACAATAACTTAAATTTACCATTCTCTAACAATTCCTTCGTTCTAGCTTTGGCAGCTAGTCCTTTCACTTTTTCTTCTTTATTTCTAGTTCTACATTCCCAAGTATCTAAACCATAGAAACGTATACGTTTATGGACTTGACATTTGAATCCTAAATCTATCCAGCAGTCAACAGTATCTCCATCGACCACTCTATCTAAACTACAATAATATTCATACATTATTTATAATCCACCAATATTGTTTCTACACCCTTTTTCTTGCGTATTTTAGCTACTTGGGTGGTTGTTACCATTATTCTTCCTTGCAACAGTCACAACTACAATCGCAGTTATCACAATTACAATTATCGCAAATTTTACACATTATTTTTTTCTCCTTGTTGTTTTCTTTGTTTTACGTTTCGTTCCTTTTCTTTTTCTTGCAGCCGCTGCTTTACGTCCCTTTTCAGGATGTAATTTATTATGTTGAGCAGCTGTTACCTTTTTAAGATTACTTTTCTTAGCTGTTCGAGCGGTGTGGACTCCGGGTTTACCCTTACCTCCTTTACCACCACTCTTATGGTGTACTACTTCATTCTTTCCAGCGTTAGCTTTTCTTCTATAGTAATGAGCGGATTTTCCTCCTTTCCATGCTCCGTTCTGTTTACCAGTACGTGCCATAGGAGATTTCTTATTCCATCTCTTCTTTCGGTTGGCAGCGGTATCTTTAAACTTTTTACGTGCCATATTAATATTTTCTACTCCCCTTCTTTATCTTCTTCTGTATCCGAGATGTTGCTTTCTGGTATTTCTTCTTGTTGTTGGGTTTCTTGGACCTTGGCATCTTCTTCCTCCAAATATTTATTCCATTCTTCTAGTAGTTCTTTTTCCCTTAAGAAATTAGATAAAAGTCCACGAATCTGATTAAAGTGATTCTGTGCTTCTACTCCTCTTTCGACTGCTAATTTCCTTTCACTAATAAGGACTTGCATAACCTCTAGAGTTCCTTGTGGACCTCCAGTGTCTTCATTAGCCTCAATCCATTCTTCTATTTTACTAACACGTTTGGTTAGTCTTTCTACATTAGCCATATATATCTATTACTCCTCACTATTTAAAGCTTTCGCTGCTATCTTATATATTTCCTTCCTATGGTTCTTATCTCCAACCACACACGACCAATGTCCTGTAGGAAATACAACTAAGTGGTTACCTTGTCTATCTCTACCCTTACTAGCACAAGCAGGACATCTTGCTACAATTTTACCAAATTTATCTGTAACATTTTCTAATTTATCAATATCTAACTGCCAATGTATTTTTTTATCAGTCTTCCAAGAAGGTCCATCCTCTTTTACCTCAGCCAATCTATTTATTAAAACATCCACACTATTTGAAACAGTATGAGGTACTTTGTATAAATCACATACAAAATCTAACATATCTCTTAAAGCTCTTTTACTTCTTACTATTTCTATTGTGGGATTAGGACCCTTTCTAGCAATCTTATACATATCTTCCACACTTAATTTTAACATATCCTCTACAGAGAATTGTGTACACCACACACCAGTAGATTCACCAGTGAGGTTAGACACATATTGAGTGTTAGGAATACGTCTCATACAAGACACACTATTATTTATACATCGCTCATCTAGAGTAGATAAAAAATATTTCTTCTTTAGAAAAAGTAAATATTCCTTTAAAGCTCTTTTCTTTATATTAGTAGGTAAATCTAGTAATGTATAGAAATCTATATTCATTTGAAAACCTTTACCACCCGTTAAATATATCCTAGGTGTAATATTATTAGGTTTACAATAACGTTTATAGAATTTTCTTACATCCTTCAAACATTTATCTATATCCTTTTTATGGTCGAAATCAAACCATATAGTATTAATATAAGCGCTTTCATACCCTTTATTATCGTCAAAGGCATAGACACTAGTATAACAGCTCTTCTCACCATTATACTTCTCTATTAATTCTTCGAGCTCTTCTCTGGTTTTTGGTTTTTCAATTCTTGCTGGAATTCCGAATTCTCTATACATTCCCCTACCTTTTCTAATATTTCAATTTTTTGACACCAATCTCTTGGTATTGCCATTATATCACAACCATCACATTGTGAGCCGTGCATTACTAAAACTATTGCTTTGTCATCTTTTGCAACTAATTCT